TGGCCGCGCGTCGACTGAACGGTGGGGCCAGCCTCTACGATGGTTCAGGCTGCAGCGGAAAGCTCCCAGCCTACGGCAGAGGAGTATTTGCAGGAGATCGGAGCGGAAAACGCGCAGCGCGCGGCTTTGGCAGATCTTTATAAGGAGTGGGAAGATGGAAACAATTGAGATTCAGCGCAAGGAACTGAACGGCGCAAAACCGCTGTGTTACGGATATAAAGCAGTCAAATGGGACGGCGGAACGAAGCAGAGGTTTCGATATGGAGAAACAGGGGAAAAACTTGAAGGTAAAATATTCCGTGTAGATGGAGATATAAATGCTTGTAATTGGGGCCTTCATTTTTCAAAAGATCCTGCTAACGTTTTTAACTTTTATGAACCGTTAGGCTATAATCGCTATTTTAAAATTGCAGCATATGAAAATATTGTCGATACGTCGGATGGATTAAAAACGGTTGCACAATGCATCGAGTTTGTTGAAGAATATGATCTCATGCAATTTATAAATCTGATAAAACAGTTTGATCGTTCCGGCACCGCAGTCAGCAACAGCACCGCAGTCAACGACAGCACCGCAGTCAGCAACAGCAACGCAGTCAGCGGCAGCAACGCAGTCAGCGGCAGCAACGCAGTCAGATACAGCACCGCAGTCAACGACAGCACCGCAGTCAGCTACAGCGCCGCAGTCAACGACAGCACCGCAGTCAGCGGCAGCGCCGCAGTCAACGACAGCAACGCAGTCAGCGGCAGCACCGCAGTCAACGGCAGCTATGGAATTCGAAATTGCAGAGGGGTTTTTAGTTCTTTGTTTTGTTCAAATAAAGATGGAATTTCTCACTATATTTTTAATAAGAAGTCAAATAAATCTCGTGTAAAAGAAGTTTTGTGTAAAATCAGAGAGTTTAATTGGATACCAGAATTTTCAAACTGGTATGGGATCAAAGGGAATAAAGAATGGTGGGCGTTTTGCTTCCCTCAACTGCAATATGTTGATAATGATATAGCTTGGAGTAAAATTCCTCCAAATATGCTTGACTATATCAAAGCACTCCCTGAATTTAATGAAGCCGTATGGAAAGAACTCACAAAGAAGTAATTTTAGTCATTTCAGAGAAAGGGGAAGAGAACCATGCGAAAAAGTAAAATCTATCGGGAAGCGGCAGTTTCTGTGATCAATGCAGGCCATCTGACGGCGTATGACAAACTGGAAATTCTGGAGGTTCTGTTGAGTGATCGGCACCTGGCAGAGTACAGCGAGTCCAGGGAACGGGAAGATCAGAATGTTCCGTTGCAATGAGTGTGGGGAAGAATTTGACGCCCCGGAATATTACATAGAATACCACGGCGATGCATCGGCTCCGGGTGAGCGCTGGGCGGTATGCCCGCGCTGCGGGGATACGGACTTTGAGGAAATCCTGTATTTTGATGAGGTGTAACAATGGAATTTGAAAGCGGTGTGCGCAGCTATATTAAAGCTTCGGCGACGGTCACTGTATATTTCCCGGTAGATTATAAGGGGAACGCAACTATATGCTGCGCCCAATGCCCGTATCTACGCAGGCAAAGCCGTGTCTGTGCGCTCAATGGCGCGCTGGTAGCGTACCCGGAACACTATGTGGGTCAGCATTGCCCGCTGAATTTTATCGGAGAGGAAGAAAACAATGGCGGTCTATGAAAAACTAATGGCCATTCAGCAGGAACTAAAAGCGCCGAAGGGGCAGTACAATGCGTTTGGCAAGTACAGCTACCGCAGCTGCGAGGACATTGTAGAGGCGGTGAAGCCGCTGGCAGGAAAGGTTAAGGCTGTTCTGACTATCACAGACCGGGTGGAGCTGGTCGGTGAGCGGTATTACATCATTGCTACTGCTACGCTGATGGATGCGGAAACCGGGGAAAAGATCAGCGTGACTTCTCAGGCACGGGAAGAGGACAGCAAAAAGGGAATGGACGCCGCGCAGGTGTCCGGAGCAGCCAGCTCTTACGCCCGGAAATATGCCCTCAACGGTTTATTTGCCATTGATGACACGAAGGACAGCGACGCAAAGAACAGCGACGCAAAGAACACCGGCGCTGCTACACAGAAACCGCAAAGGACATCCAAAATGCTCTGTAAAGATTGTGGTGTGGAGATCCGGAACGCGGCAAAGAAAGACGGAAGTCTGTGGGCAGCAAAAGACATTGCTACATACTCTGCGCGGCGTTTCGGGCGTGCTCTTTGCCCAGATTGCCAGCGGAAAGCTTTTGCATCGGAGAGCACGCAATGATGATTCTAACAGCTACCGATGAAAAAATCAGCAGCGAGGACGGCGCGGTATGGCTGTGCCTGAAAGTGACAGACCCCGCTGCGGCCCGGCGGTTCTGTATGGCGCAGGACAAGCCCGGCATCGTCTACGATGTGGAGATCAAGGCGCATAAAGAAAAGCGGAGTCTGGATGCTAACGGCCTTTACTGGAGTCTGGTAGGGGAGCTGTCAAAGGCTGTTCATGAGAAACCAGAAGCGATTTACCGAAGTCATATCAAAGATATCGGAAACTACGAAACGCTGTGTATGCAGAAAGGAGCGCTTGAATCCTTCAAGGAACGCTGGTGCAGCAGGCATCTTGGGCGCATGGTGGAGACGAGGGCATCCAAACTCCCCGGTTGTGTTACAGTATTGGCCTATTATGGCAGCAGCGATTTTGACAAGCAGCAGATGTCGCATCTGATCGACAATTGCATCCAGGACTGCAGGGCTGTTGGTGTGGAAACCATGCCGCCGGATAAGATCGCGCTGCTGAAAGAAGAATGGGGGAAATAAAGTGCGCAATGAATACAACATGAAGCTGGACGGGAATGGCTATGCCAAGTCTATCCTTCAGGAAGGCTCCTGCTGTCACCTGTGCGGGCGCAACGGATCGATGGATAAGTTAGACCGCCACGAGGTATTCGGCGGCCCTGACAGGGCGAAAAGCAAGCGCTATGGGTTATGGGTTCTGTTGTGCCATAACCGCTGTCACCTGAACGGAGTACATAAAGAGGCAAGCCTTCGCGTGCCGCTCCAACGGGAAGCACAGATGGCTGCTATGAAGAAATACAAATGGGATACCGATGAATTTATCCAGATCTTTGGAAGGAGTTATCTTTGAATGCTGAATCATATTACGATCATGGGCCGATTGGCGAAAGACCCGGAGCTGCGCAGAACACAGGCCGGCGTTCCGGTAGCGTCGTTTCGGCTGGCAGTGGAGCGGGATTTCAAGGACACGCAGACAGGCCAGAGGAGCGTTGACTGGGTCGATGTAGTGGCCTGGCGTGCGACGGCAGAGTTCGTCAGCCGGTATTTTGCAAAGGGCCGCATGGCGGTGGTGGATGGCCGCCTGCAAATGCGCGAGTGGACGGACAAGGAAGGAAACAAACGAGTGGCCGCAGAGGTCATTGCGAACAGCGTTTATTTTGGCGACCGCGGAGAAGAATCCGGCCAAAACGGATTGCATAACAGCAGTGTATCTGGCAGTGAAACAGGAGGCGGATTCATCCCTATGGATGATTTGGAAGACGGAGAACTTCCGTTCTAAAAACGGAAAGTGAGTGAGCGAAATTGACTTATATTGACTACCTGAACGCGTTCAACCGGCGTGTCGAACATGGTCACTTACCCCCCACCGCACAGTTGCTGTACTTCAAGCTCCTTGATGTATTCAACGTGTGCGGGTGGCCTGAGTGGGTCTCAGTAGATAACTTCCGGCTTATGGGCATGGTACAGGTCGCAAAGAAAGATACACTATGGCGGGCAAGGGACGCGCTTGTGTCCGGCGGCTTCATCGAGTACCGCAAAGGGAAAAAAGGCACCCCGTCACAGTTCAAACTCATACAATTAGACCAGTGTTTCTGGCCCGTTTTTGGGGTCGAATGTGGGGTCGAATGTGGGGTCGAATGTGGGGTCGAAAACGGGTCGCAAATGGTACCCCATAATAAGACTAAGACGAAGACACCCCCCCAGAAAGAAAAACCCCCTACGGGGGTAAAAAGAAAGACGCCCCCTATCCCGACGCAGGAAGAAACCGGATTCAGCGCTGTGCTTCAGTCGGCGTTTGAGGAATGGTTGGCTTATAAACACGAACGGAAGCAAGAATATAAGCCCCGCGGGTTGGCAGCGCTGCAGAACAAAATCCGGGAAGCGGCGTCTGCTTACGGAGATAAGGCAACAGCGGATTGCATTCTGGACTGCATCGCCAGCAACTATCAGGGCCTGTTCTTTGACCGAATCAAGGACGAAATGAAAGGCATGGGCAACGATGATTACTGGAAACTCTGACGGCGCTCTGGTATTCCGCCCGGAGATGATGGATCCTTCTGCATCCACCGGCCTGTGGTGGTGTGCCACAGCGGAGGATGCGCAGGCGGTTGGGACGAACGCGGTGTGCCTGTCTCTTCTGGCAAAATGGTCGGATCTGGAGCCGTGGAAGGAATGGGTGGAACAGTTCCCGTACATACTGCTGGCCGTCCCTCCGGGGCCGAAGCAGGAGGAGATTGCGGAGGAGCTGCAGAACCGGTTTTTTACTCCGGTTATGGTCCCGAAGCCGAAGGCGTTCCGGGGCTGCGCCACGCTGAAAGAGCTGTGGGACAATGGGCATTTCAAGGCGATGGACAAGCTGCTGATGGAAGCCGAAGAGCTGCCGGTGCAGGGCCTGTTGAACCTTGCCGATGTGGATACAACGAAACGGAAAAACGCCCGGCGCGTGGTGTCCGGGATCCCGGAGCTGGACAAAGCCATCGGGGGATTCAGCGGGGGCGCTCTGTCGGTCTGGACGGGGAAACGGGGCGAAGGGAAAAGTACATTGCTGGGCCAGATCCTGCTGGATGCGGTGAATCAGGGGCGGAAGGTATGTGCCTATTCCGGAGAGCTCCCGAAAGAGGATTTCAAAATGGGCCTGCTGCAGCAGGCGGCCGGATATCTGCATGTGAAACGCCGGGAAGACGCTGTGAGCGGAAGAGTGTTTTATGACATTGCTCCCTCCGTGCTCCCTGTGATCAACGCATGGTGGAACGGGAGATTATTCCTGACCGATATCCAGCGCAAAGATGCGCACGACGAGGAAAATATCATGAAGATCTTCGAGTACGCTTATCGCCGGTACGGATGCGATGTGTTCCTTGTGGACAACATCATGACCGCAGAACTGAAAGACGAGGCGCAGCTTGGGTTCTGGCGGGCGCAATCGTCCTTTACCGGGCGGCTGGTGGCCTTTGCAAAACGGCTTGACGTGCCTGTGCATCTGGTGGCGCACCCCCGCAAGACCGGGGATAAGCCGCTGGAGGCAGACGATATTGGCGGATCCAGCGATATTACGAACCGCGCAGACAACGTGTTCAAGGTCGAGCGCGTTCCGGAGGACAAAGTAGGGGAGGCGGGCTATTCCTCCCTGTTGACGATCTTGAAAAACCGCGAATTCGGTGCAAGGGCTCGGATTGGGCTGGAATATAACGAGCCGTCAAAGCGGCTCTATCAGGCGGGCAAAAGCCCTGCAAAACAATATTCGTGGGAGATGATGACATGACAAGAGAGCGAGTAAAAGAACTGGTCTGCGCGGAAATCAAGAGATACGCATCTCTGAGTGCGATCTGTGCATCGACGGGATCCGAGCGGTACGCTGCGGAGTATGCGGATGTCCGCGAGGCGTTAGAAACGGTTTATGCGGCGTATGAGGGCAAGGAAGATGGTTGAATTTACGGTTCCGGGGATCCCGGAAGGGAAGGGCAGGCCGCGGGTGACGAGGAACGGAACCTACACGCCATCCAAAACGCGGGAGTATGAGAAAAAAGTTCGGCTGTGCTGGGCAGAACAAAGCCGGGAAGAATTCGGCGCCGGCGTCCCGCTGCAGGCGGAGATCACAGCTTTTTTCCCTCTGCCAAGAAGCCTGTCTCGGAAAAAGCGCTCTGCAATGGACAGAACGAAGCACACGAAGAAACCGGATGCGGATAATCTCGCAAAGGCAATCCTGGATGCTTTGAATGGTTTTGCCTACAAGGACGATTCTATGGTGAGTGTTTTGAGTGTGAAAAAGATCAATACCGAAGGTGCCCCTCATGTGGATGTTTTGATTCGTGAGGTGGAAGATCTTGAAAAATAAAGAGTGTCTTGGCTGCATTTACTGCGGAATCATTCACGAATCCAACATGGTTTATTGCGATTTTATTGGAAAAACCGGGATGGCAAGGTCTTTGCTTTGCCCGCCTGGGAAAGAATGTACCGTTCGGAAGGAGAGAACAAGAGCAGATGGGCGTTAGAAGAGACACCCCAAACCGGCTGACACTGTACCGCACCTGTGCTACCTGTGGAAGAGGCATCGTTACAACGGCATCCTCTCCCTTCATGCGGCTGGTACAAGCGGATGGGCACGCGAAGATTTCCTACTACTGCTCTGAGCGTTGCAAGGCCGCCAGCTATAAGCACCTGTTTGACGGGCGCGCTGGTGATCGTAAGCGGAAGCGGGACGCAGCCCGCAGCGCCGAGAAGAACCGGCGGTATTATGAAGCCCACCGGGAGCAGGAAAAGGCGCGGCAAAAGGCCAGGTATTGGGCGGATCCGGAAGCCAGAAGGGCAGATTTGCGATACAGCAGAGCCAAACGAAAGGCAGCGCAGAGCCAGGGGTCTGGCTGCATTGCAAGGCCGGAGCCGGGAAAGCAGGAGATAGGTAAAACAGATGCTTGCTCTGCTGTTTGAAGAGAAAATGCAGATGGAGATCGAATTATGAGTATGGATAAAATCAACTGCTGCAAAGGCTGTGAAAAACGTTCGGTGGGATGTCATAGCGCATGCCCGGAATACCGGTTGGAGCGGGATGCGCTGACGAAAAGGAATGAACTGCAGATCCAAGCGTCCCTTGCCCGCCATGATCGGTACTATGCGGACCATTTCAACAAAGCCAGGAAAAAAGCGAAGTATGTGAACGGCCTCAAGAGCAAGACGCGGTATTGGTGAAATGGATTGAAGAAATTGGAGGAATCGATATGAACACTTGGGCGGCATTTGCTATGGGAGAAGCTAACCGTGGAAAAGAACTGATGATTTTTGATTGGGACAAAGCGGCAAGGCTTATCAGAGAAAGAAAACCAGAATGTGCGGTTGCTGGTCTCCTGGGAGATTGGGAATATACCAGTGGAACGATTTATGAGTCTGGAAAGCCGGTGATGGACGATTATACATACCTTTCTTCTACTTGGGCTGTTCCTGAACTTAATATGGATGGAGAAATTGTTGATTGTTACCGCATGGAACACGAGGTTCCTAGCTGGAATTCAAATACGAAATGGCCCCAAAGCGCGCTTGATATTCTGAGCGCGCTGGAGAGGGAGATGCTGGAGGGGATGGA